AACAACAGAATATGCGTCTGATGATAGCTTTAACCAAGAAATCTTCATTCGCCAAATCGTTAACCCATTCACAGTTTATTTTGACCCAAACAGCGTGATGCCTGATGGCTCTGATGCTGAAAAGTGCTTAATTACTGAAGTTATCCCAAAGGCAACGTTCCGCAGTCTATATCCTGGCAAAGACGATGGATCAGGCTTTACTTTGCGTGGAACAGGTGACAGCAACGCTGAGTGGGTAATGAAAGAGGACATTCGCATCGCTGAGTATTTCTATACGGTGCGTGAAAAAGCTGATTTATACCTGCTTTCTGATGGCTCAACCGCTTTTGCTGATGACAAAGACTTCTTTGCACGTCTTGAGGCTCAAGGTTTAACTGTTATTGATAAGCGTTCTGCGGTTAAAAAGACCATTAAATGGTGCAAAGTAACTGCGATGGAAGTATTGGAAGAAGGCACATGGGCAGGTCGTTATATCCCAATCGTTCCTGTTTATGGCCAACAGCTTATTGTTGATGCAAAGCGTAAGAAGTTTGGCTTAGTTCGTATGGCTAAAGATCCGCAACGTATGTATAACTTTTGGCAGACAGCCTTTACAGAATCTGTTGCACTTGCACCAAAAGCCAAGTGGCTAATTGCTGAAGGTCAAGATGAAGGTCACGAAATGGAGTGGGCTAACGCTAACATCAAATCTGCGCCTGTTTTACGATATAAACAGAAGGATATTGAGGGTCAGCCTGCGCCTGCACCACAGCGATTACAGCCTGAACCACCGCCTGCAGGTGTTATCAGCGCAAGTGCTGCAATTAATCAAGACCTGATGGCTGTATTGGGCATTTATGACCCATCACAGCTTAATCAAGGCAATATCAGCGGTAAAGCGATTAACGGTCAACAGCAACAATCTGATTTATCAAACTTCCATTTTTACGACAACCTCACACGTTCTATTCGTTGGACAGGCAAGATTATTTTGGATTTAGTGCCTAATATTTACGATGCAGAGCGTGTTATGCGCATTATTGGCGAAGATGGCAAGCCTGAAATCGTAACAATTAACCAAAGAACAACTGACGAGTTTGGTGTTGAAACTGTCCTAAATGACGTAACAATCGGTCAATATGACGTGGTTATGGAAACAGGTCCAGGCTTTAACTCCAAGCGTCAAGAGGCTGTTGCATCAATGATGCCTTTATTGGCAGGCAACGCTGAGTTGTTTAATTTGGCAGGTGACTTGGTATTCCGCAACATGGACTTCCCAGGCGCAGATATTATTGCGGATCGCCTAGCTGCGGTTAATCCTTTGGCACAAATTGACGAGAAATCAGAAGTTCCACCGCAAGTTCAAATGCAGTTGGCTCAATCTAAGAAGATGATTGACGAGCTAACACAGCAAATGCAAGCTATGGGCATGGATATGAAGTATGGAATGTCTGTCAGCCAAATGAAAGAGCAGGAATCAACCAAGCGCACCCTTATGCAGGTTACTGCTAAGGCGCATGATGCCGAGCTTAAGTCAGAATCCATCGTTAATCAGGTCAACGTTAAAGCTGTTACAGCCCAAAATAAGACCGAAATTGATGCAATTGTTAAATTATTGCTTCAGCGCATGGATACAAAAGAGCTTATATCCGAAATTGAGCGTCTAAACAACGAGCAGATGGCTTATACACAGCAGGCTGCATACGATGTTGATGAAGAACAAAACCCTTTAATGAATCCAGGAGTCCAAAATGGCTAGAGATATTGTCACCTCTGAAAACAGAGAAGAATTTATGAAAAAGAAGTTGGCTAAAGAGCCTGAGGAGATGGTTGAGATTGGCATTGCCTTTGAAGACCCAAAATCTAAGGATGCAATGGCCATATTAAAGCGTTTTGGCGCAGCATCAGCAGGCGCATCAGATAAATCTTCTTATTTCAAAGTTAAAAAAATAGATCAAAAAGGACTACTTGAGCAGTTAAAAGCCAAGGGTGTCCGATTTGATTTATATGATTAATTGTAAAAATTTATTTTTAGTATTAAGATAGCTTTAAACCTACCTGTGGGTTACACAGGGTTTATTCTTGGAGTATTCCATGTCAACTGTAGTAACTAGTGAAAATTTAGCCGAATTTAATGCTCAAAAGTTGGGTTTAGCTGTTGATGCCGACCCTGTTGTGGCTGACGATACAACCGAAGAGGTTGTTAGTGCAGAGCCGACAGAAGTAGAAGAACAGAGTGAACCACAAGCAGAAGAGAAGGCAGTAACAGAAGAACGAAAAGCCAACCCCAAGTTGGAAAAACGTTTCTCTGAGTTAACAAAGCAACGTGAATTGGCTCGTCAGGAAGCTGAACGAGAGCGTCAAAGAGCTTCAGACTTAGAAAAGCGTATTGCGGATTTAGAGAAAACTTCAGGCAAGGCTCAGAGCTTTGAAGAGGTGGACTCAGAGCCACAACCACATCAATTTGATGATGCGTTTGAGTATGCGAAAGCACTCAGCGAATGGTCAGTTGAAAATGCTTTAAAACAGCAAGAGAGGCAAAAAGCCGAGGCAAAGCTAGCCGAAGAACGTCAAGCCCAATTACAGGCTTGGTCAAAGCGGATAGAACAAGTCAAAGCAGAAATGCCTGATTATGAAGAGATGATTGAGTCTGCAGATGTAAGCGTAAGCGACCAAGTGCGTGATGCAATCATTGAAAGTGATGTTGGACCAAGAATCCTTTATCACTTGGCTGAAAATCCTGAGTTTGCCGAACAATTGGCAACTTACTCTACTGCTAAAGCATTGCGTGAGATTGGGAAGTTGGAAGCAAGGTTTGAGAAGAAGGATGAAAGTCCTAAATCCGCACCTAGTAAGCCTGTTGCGACAAAATCTAAAGCACCTGCACCGATTAACCCTTTAAGGGCTACATCTTCTGCAGCCGATATGCCGATTGGATCTGATGGACAGTTTCATGGCACTTATCAGCAGTGGAAAGAGGCTCGTAAAGCAGGGAAAATCAGGTAACGGTAAAAACTTAACTTTTTTGTAAGGAAACAAAATGTCAAACAATTTACTAACGATCTCTAAGATCACCAACGAAGCGTTGATGGTTTTGGAAAACGAACTAACTTTCACTTCTGAAGTAGACCGTAACTATGATGACCAATTCGCTGTAGTAGGCGCAAAGATTGGTAACACAGTTAACGTTCGTAGACCTGGTCGCTTCATCGGAACAACTGGTCCTGCTCTAAACGTTGAAGATTTCAATGAAACTTCTGTGCCTGTAACTTTGTCAACACAGTTCCACGTTGACACACAGTTCACAACACAAGATTTGGCATTGTCTTTGGATATGTTCTCAGACCGAGTTCTTAAACCTGCAGTTGCAGCAATCGCCAACAAGATTGACTATGATGGTTTATCAACAGCTGCTGCAAACACAGCTAACATCGTAGGCACTCCAGGCACTCCTCCAACTGGTTTGATTACTTACTTGACAGCAGGCGCATACCTTGACGCTGAAGGCGCACCACGTGATGGTCGCAGATCATGTATCGTTGAGCCATTCACAGGCGCAACTATCGTTGACAGCTTGAAAGGTTTGTTTGTTCCTTCTGACGTTATTGGCGATCAATACCGTAAAGGTTTGATGGGTCGTGACTCAGCAGGTATGAACTGGAAAATGGATCAGAACGTTATTTCACACACATTTGGTTCATTTGCAGGCACTGCAGTTTGCAACACATCAACAGCAACTGGCTTCTTGTCAACAGGTTGGGCTCAAACATCAACAATCAGCATCACTTCTACAGGTGCAGTAGCACTTCAAGCAGGTGACGTTATCACTATTGATGGTGTTTATGCAGTTAACCCACAGAACCGTCAGGCTTATGGCTCAAACAAGCTACGTAACTTCGTTGTAACTGCTGATGCTTCAGGCACAGGCACAACATTTAACGTAACTGTTTCACCTGCTGTTATCTCTGGTGGCCAGTTCCAAAACGTGTCTATCCCTTCAGCAGGTTCTGCTGCAGTGAACTTCTACAACAAAACAGGCGCAGTATCACCACAGAACATCGTTATGCACCGCAATGCATTTACTTTGGCAGTGGCTGACCTTGAGTTGCCAGAGGGTGTTCACTTCGCAGGTCGTGCAAGCGATAAGGACATTGGTTTGTCAATGCGTGTTGTTCGCCAATACACTATCAACAACGACTCAATTCCGACTCGTTTAGACGTGTTATACGGTTGGGCTCCTTTGTATCCTGAATTGGCTTGCCGAGTTGCAGCTTAATTTAACTTATTTAATAAATTTGAAAGGAACACAAAATGTCTAATCCAGGTCCAGCAAGCACCCAAACCCCTGTTTATTTACTTAATGGTAACGCTGCAGATGGCGTTCTACTAGGTATCGCAGGCGGTAAAATTGGCTTTTACGGTGAAACTCCTGTTGTTCAAGCAGGCGCAATCACTACATTGTCAGCAGGTCCAACAACAGCTGAAACAGTAGCTGCGGTTAATGCAATCATTACTGCGTTGAAAAACGTTGGCGTGACTGCTTAATCTATGTTGTAAAACAAGCCCCACCCCTTAAAAGGTGGGGTTTTTTCTTTTGTGAAGGAAGAGAATGAAAAAAGTAATGGTTGCAATACCTGCTTATACAGGGGTGGTTCACATGGGAACAATGCGTTCCCTTATGACAGATTTAATTGGGCTGATAAAGCGTGGCGATCAGTTCACATTGGTTGATGATATTGGCAACGCTTTAATTGCTGATTGCAGGGGCATAATTGCCACAAAGTTCTATCATTCTGACTGTGATGAGCTTATTTTTATAGATTCAGACGTGGCTTGGGAAGAGGGTGCTTTGCTTAAATTGGTGGATTATCCTGTTGATTTATGCGCAGGAATATACCCAACACGCACAGAACCCATCAAATACTGCGTTCATTGGTTGCAAGATAGAAAAGAATTATGGGCTGACCCTGAAACAGGGCTATTAGAGGTTGAGGCTGTTCCGACAGGTTTTATGAAAATCAGTCGTAATTGTATAAATAAAATGATTGAGGCTTATCCACAGCAATATTATTCAGATGCCACAGATGACAATCTTTACTGGCCACTCTTTGAACACTATGTAGATCAAGAAAAAGGGTGGAAATATGGAGAGGATTACTCCTTTTGTTATAAATGGCGAAAAATAGATGGTCAGGTATGGGTTGACCCTGAGCTAACTATGGGGCATATTGGCAATAAATTATTTGAAGGAAATTTGGGAAAATTCTTAAAAAGTAGGATAATCAACACGTAACTTTTAGCTAAAGGACACATCATGTCAAATACAGTAGTTTTAAGACCAATTGGTCAAACAGTTGCCATCGGTCTAACAGCAACATCTTCTACAGCAGTAACCGTTAAAGCCAATAAAACAAACGATCAGTGCAACTATGCTGCTTTTTTGAATCCAGGCACTAAAGGTTGTTCAGTAGCAATTGCAGCATCAAGCGCACCTGCTGCTGTAATTCCAACTGCAGGCACTCCTGCCGACTTTTATTTGCCACCTTTAATGACTCAGCCTGTTGTTTTGGCAGTTCCTGCAAATCAGTTCTCTGTAACAGGTATTTGCGCTGCAACAGAAACGACAACAATTTATGTAACTCCTGTTGGCGATCAGTCTTAAACCGTAACCTGTAGGGCTAATAATGTCTAACAACACCGCAAAAACACAAACGACCAATATAGTGCCTGTTCAGGGCATTTTTGAACCTGCGCCCACGTTTGCGTTGGTTTCATTGATTGGTCCTGCAGGAACACCTTTTTATGCAAACGTAGACCCTAGTCAAACAGGTCTAAATATCACAAATAGCACAATCAATAGCACAACTATTGGTGCAACAACACCATCTACTGCAACTTTCACCCAAGTCACCCTGCCAAATGCCCCTGTAAATCCCACAGACGCAACAAATAAGTCCTATGTTGATAACTTTGTGGCAGGTATTTCTTGGAAAGAGCCTGTTTTATGTGCTACAACCACAAACATCACTCTTTCAGGCACTCAAACAATTGACAACGTTGCAGTTGTTGCAGGTGACAGAGTTTTAGTTAAGGATCAGTCAACAGCAGCAAATAACGGTATTTATGTGGTGTCTGCAGGGTCATGGACACGTGCTGTTGGCGCTGATGATTATGCAGAATATGAGGGTGCTGTTGTATTTGTTATTTCAGGATCAGGCAACGCAGGCACAACTTGGTATTGCTCTGCACAACCTGGTGGCACATTAGGTGTTACAGCCCTTAGTTGGTTTGCTTTATCTGTTTCTTTAACTTATACAGCAGGAACAGGACTAACCTTAACAGGCACTCAATTTAGCATCACAAATACAGGTGTTTCTGCTGCAACTTATGGCTCGGCCACAACAGTCCCTGTTTTTTCTGTAAATGCACAAGGTCAGCTTACAAGCGTTACCAACACCACTATTGCTATTAATGGCAATCAAATAACTAGCGGAACAATTGGTTCAGCCTATTTAAGCGGTTCTTACACAGGAATTACAGGTTTAGGAACACTTGGCGATTTAACGGTTACAAACACTATTTCAGGCTCAATTAATGGTAATGCTGCAACTGCAACATCAGCAGGTTCAGCAACAACCGCAACAACTGCCACAAATATTGCAGGTGGGGCTTCAGGATCAATTCCTTATCAAACAGGGTCTGGTGCTACAGCTTTGCTTGCAAAAGGCACTGATGGGCAGATATTGGCTTTGTCATCAGGATTACCTGCTTGGATAGATAATCAAACAGGAACGGTTACCTCTGTAAGTGGAACAGGCACAGTTTCAGGCATTTCTTTATCAGGAACTGTAACTTCTAGCGGTAGCTTGACTTTAGGTGGAACTTTAGACCTTTCAAGCCCTCCTGCTATTGGTGGAACTACTGCTAACAGCATTCGTGGAACAACTGTTACTGCAACTTCTAGCTTTGTTGGAACTAATTTTGATGCTTCAGGCTCAGGCGGTGGCTCTTTAAGAACTAATAGTGGATCTGCTTGCTTACAATGGGGTGGCGGTGGCGGTGTTAATGTGACAATTGATGGTCCAATTAATATGAATGGTGCTAATTCAGCCATTCAAATTAATCCAACTGGCACAGGGACTGTTTCTATTGCTCCTGCAGGTGCTTTAACTGTGAATCCTACAACTGCTTCAACAATGAACAATGTGGCAATTGGCGGAACAACTCCATTAGCAGGAACATTTACCGATTTGCGTGTTAATGGCACTATTTCACTTGCAGGCTCAACAGGAACAAGCGGTTATGTTTTAACATCAAACGGTGCTTCAGCCCCAACTTGGCAAGCAAGTTCAAGTGGCATAACTATTACAGACGATACGACTACAAATTCAACTCGTTATTTAACATTTACTGATGCAACAACTGGCTCAATTACTGGTGAAAACGTATCATCAACCAAGTTGCAATTCAACCCATCAACAGGTGCTTTAACTTCTACAAGTTTGACACCTACAAATGCTTTAGGTATATCTTATGGTGGAACAGGCGCAACAACAGCCTCTGCTGCTTTAACAGCATTAGGTGGTGCATCAGTAGGAAAAGCAATCGCAATGACTCTTGTTTTTGGATAAGGATAGAAAATGGCAAACCCAAACATCGTAAACGTAACAAGTATTTTAGGTGCAACAGCTTTACTTGCGCCTGCAAACACTACAGCTAATACTTTAATTTCAAATGCTGCTTCAAGTGGCACAATTCTTAAGGTTGAGTCTTTAAGTGTTGCAAACATAACAGGTTCAGCTGCTTTGGTTACAGTATCTGTGAACTCAGCAGCAGCAGGTGGTGGCACACCTTTTGACTTGGCTTTTCAGATTTCAGTTCCTGCAAATTCATCTTTGCAAGTTATTGATAAAAATAGCTTTGTTTATTTAACAGAAAACACAAGTTTAGTTGTAACTTCAGGCACATCTGCTGCTCTTGAATATGTTGCATCTTATGAGATTATTTCTTAATTATGTCCAAATATCCTGCCCGAATAACTAATAAAACCCCACCAACGACTACTGGCGGTAAGACAGGCACAGCGGTTGGGATGTGGTCTTTAAATGAGCAAATGCAAAAATCTGCTGCAGGTATATGGCCTGCACCAAAGACTGTGCCAAGCGCACCCACTATTGGGACTGCAACTGCAGGATCAAGTGCAAATGCCACTGTGACTTTTACTGGTTCTGTTGATAATGGAGGTTCTACAATCACAGGATATACAGTAACTTCAAGTCCTGGCGGTATTACTGCAACAGGCGCAGGATCACCAATCACAGTTACTGGTTTAACAGTTGGAACTTCTTATACATTTACTGTCACAGCAACGAATGCTATTGGAACAAGCTCTCCAAGTGCTGCAAGTAACTCAATAACTGCTGTTTCATACATTTCCGCAACTGGTGGAACAATTACTACAGATGGAAACTTCAGAATTCACACTTTCACTGGAAACGGAACATTTGGTGTTACCAGTGTTGGCGGATCAGGAGATGGAAATACTGTTACTTATTTGATTATTGCAGGCGGAGCAGGTGGCGGAACAGCGCAAAGTTCAGGTAAAGGCGGTGGTGGTGGAGCAGGCGGTTATCAGACAAGCACAACTACTGTATCAGTTCAAAACTATTCTATTACTGTTGGTGGTGGTGGTAGCGGTGGTGTTGGTGGAAGTGCTAGGGGATCAAATGGTGGAAACTCATCTGCGCTAGGAATAACCTCAACTGGTGGTGGCGGTGGTGGTGGTGGTGGTGGCGGTGGTGCGTTTAGAAATGCCAACAGCGGAGGTTCAGGCGGTGGTGGTGGCGAAAACTTTGGTGGCGGATCAGGTGGATCAGGAACGTCTGGCCAAGGTAATAGCGGTGGAAATGGCGGATCTAATGATAGTGGTGGTGGCGGTGGTGGAGCAGGTAGCTCTGGTGGTTCAGGTGGTGGCGGTTCAGGTTCAGCTAGTAGCATCACTGGCTCATCTGTAACTAGAGCCTCAGGTGGACAAGGTCAATCAGGTGGAAATAATATAAATTCACCAGGTGGAGACAATACTGGAACTGGTGGATCAGGTAACTATAGCAACAATGGATCATCAGGTGGTTCAGGTGTTGTAATTATTAGATATAGGTATCAATAATGGCTCATTTTGCAAAACTAGACGAAAACAACACTGTTATTGACATAAATGTTGTTGATAACGAAAATTTACTTGATAACAATGGTGTTGAGCATGAATCTCTTGGTGTAGCTTTTTTAATTATGTGGTCTAACGGCTATAGTAATTGGAAACAAACAAGCTATAACGGTAATTTTAGAAAAAATTATGCAGGAATTGGTTACTATTACGACCAAACAAGAGACGCTTTTATTCCTCCTCAGCCTTATAATTCTTGGCAATTAAATGAGGATACTTGCCTTTGGGAGTCTCCGATTCCTAAGCCAACGGATAATGGAACACCTGAAAATCCAAAGTTTTATGATTGGAATGAATCAACTCTTTCTTGGGATTTGGTAAATGTCTAATTTTGACTGGAAAATCACTGAAACTTCATTCATTGATAAAAATATTGATTTTTTAAAATATAAAGTCACAGCAACTGAAGGTGATTTATCTGTTGAAACAGAAGGATATGCGAAGTTTAAACTTCCTGAAGAGGTTGTTTTTGAAAACTTAATAGAGTCTGAATTGCTTGAGTATTTAAAGCGTTTTTATATACAAGAAGGTGTTAATACAATAGAATTTAGATTAAGTGAGCAGTTGGCATATTTGCAAAGAAATGCATCAACAATACCTCCTTGGCACGTTGAAACTTTTAAATTGGAAATCTAAAAATGGCACAACCAATTGACATAATTTCAAGAGCAATGAAGGACATTGGTGCTTTAGCATCAGGTGAAACTCCGACTCCTGAAGAAGCTCAAGATGCATTTGAGATGCTGAATGATATGTTAGATCAATGGTCTAACGAAGATATGATGGTCTATAACTTTACAGAGATTGTTTTCCCTGTTGTTAGCGGTCAAACACAATATACAATAGGACCATCAGGCGATATTGGCTCAAACTTCACAGGTTCGGTTGCAGGCGATATTTTAACGATAACTGCTGTAAATAGCGGTTCAGTAACCCTAAATCAAGAGCTTTCAGGCACTGGCATCGCAAATGGCACAAAAATTATTAGCTTTTTAACAGGCGCAGGTGGTGTTGTAAACGCACCAGGCACTTATAAGTTAAATAGAACAATGACTGCTGCAAGCACAACAATAAGCGGTTTTTATCAGAAACCTTTAGGTATTAATTCAGCGTTTGTGCGTGTCAATACAACATCAAATGGTCAGCCTATTGCAAACGGTGGTCTTGATTATCCTGTAGCTTG